AGCTTCCAAGTGTCTTTTCCGACCAGAGGCTTGTAGTCCGTACTGGCCGTCCAGTTTCCCTCGGCGTCGATGGTGATCACGGCGGCTTCACATGCGTCAATCTCGGCGATCGCCTGATCGGCGATGAACGTGCCTACGAAGCTGAACGGCTTTGCCCATGCATGTGCGCGCTCACGAGCCTCCAGCATCGCCTCCTGTTTCTGCACGGGTGTCTCATTGACGTGCGGTCCATTCACGGGGTCCGAAGGTCCGTCGCAGAAGATCATTATCGAGTCTGGTGGTGTTTTCTTAAAGCGGCTGTGCGCCGTACACATAAATGGCCGAGATGAATGACCGTATTCTGGACCTGATCAAGGAGCGTATGGCGAAGGGCCGCGCACAGTATGGCCACGGTCTCAAGGAAGACTCTGGCTATGACTGGGTGAAAGAGGCGCTCGAGGAGGCGCTCGATCTGTCGATTTACGTCGCGGCGCGGCTTGTCGAGGTGTCAGTTGACAACGTTGATCGTACCAACCATGAGTGAGTTGTACGTCGATGCGTAATAGAGCGTATCGGGTGCAGATGATGACACGTGCCACACGATGGTACCCACGTCCGTCGCCGGGTAGCTCACGCCGGCTGTATACACGTCACCGGCACTATACGCACCACTGACGGTCTGAATGTTGAAGGGCTGACCCGGTGCATCCATGTAAAACACGATCGTCGTTCCACGTGACACGAAGAATGTGGGGTTTATACCTCCGTTGACCAGGTACGCCTGGTTCTGATAATTCTGAAGAAGGTATCTGGTGATTGTCGGTGATACGACGTAAGGAAACTGTACGCTCGAACGAAGTCCGTAAGGACTCTGAACCTCGACAGTGAGGTCCTGGAGCTGAACATCAGTGCTCTGTGCGAACCCGAGCGTGATTCCGGTTTCGCCCGTCGACGCAATGGACACGCCACTCGGGAGTGCGCTCGTCGTATATGCCAGCGTCACCAGGTTGTAATACGGGGATGTCTGTGCGATGAAAAATGTGTTTGCGCTCACAGTGTCGATGATGACCGGTAGGGGTGCAGGTGTCCGGAGTGCCGGCTTGTACTGCTGGATCGTCGCGAGCACGTAATTCGGTGCCGGCCATGCGATGTACTTTACTGGACCGGACAAGCACAGCTCGCCGTTGAGCGGTACAGTTTTGCGCACTTGCTGAATCATCAATCTGTGCGTCGTCATTTCAAACCAGGCTCTCTCCTCGTAGGGTAGGTGGATGGTTTCGCACCACACCTTGTACGTATAGGCGGGCGAAAGCCCTTCGATCAGAAGATCGAGCTGAGTGTACCGGATCGACACGAGCGGAAAGTACGTCCCCTCGAAAGGAAGCCATAGAGGCTGGAACCCAACCGGAACGTGACGCTGCGACTCATTCTTAGCCTCGAGCACCGGACGAATGGTGTTCATGTACGTCGAGTCGCGCTTGTCGATAATCTGTTCGCCGAGCCGGGTCGACATGGTGGTGAAAGTGATGGGGACTGGAACGAGTGCGTCCGTCACGAGGTCATGTGCCGTGATGTATACATAGCCGAGAAGATCACCCTTTGACGTGTCAAACTTGACGAGTCCACCTGGATCGACCCGAACACGTTCGAGCGACATGGCAAATGATACATGTCGCTTGTACGATGAACGAAAAAAGGACATCTGGGGCTCGAGCGTGAGCCAGACGTCCTGTGGACCCTCGACCAACAGTTGTGCACCGGTCGTATCGGTCATATCTATTACAGTCCGAGGTTTTTTAGTCCCAATAAAGCAGTGACGCTGTACCATCCTTGATCTCAATGACGTTGTACCCGACGGCGTACAGGTAGCTGCCAGTCACCATGCTCGTGAATGGCACGGTTTCCGGTGTCACAATCTGAAACTTGTCGATCCGGGAAAAGTTGAGCGTGCCGGTCGGCTGGTAGGACGTCGTGTCCAGGCAGAATGGGATCACGGCGACGTTCGTGTTGCTGAAATAGCCGTTCGGTGCATGGTAGTATGCGTTGACGTCAGTCCACTGTTCGAGGTGACGAGACTCACCGACGTCGGTTCCGTTCACTTGGTACTTGAACTGGTAGTCAGCAACGGCTGGCATTCTATTGTCTAGTGAGAGTTTTTTCCGCATAAACAAGTCGCGACACGTCTAAGGAATGAGTCATTACGAGACTCTGGGTATCGATCGAGGTGCATCGGTCGACGAGATCAAAAAGGCGTACCGGAAGCTCGCTATGAAGCACCACCCTGATCGGGGCGGTGATCCCGAAAAGTTCAAGGCGATCAATCAGGCACACGAAACGCTCTCCGACCCCGAGAAGCGTGGCCGATACGATCAGTTTGGGACAGATGACCCTCAGCAGCAAATGCCACAGGGTCCAGACATTTCGCAGATGTTCCAGAACATGTTCGGTGGCGGATCAGCCGGGCCGTTTGGTCATGGCCAATTTAGTGGCGGTGGGCCTGGGCGACGCGGTGATCACAAGCACGTCATCGAACTGACGCTTGACGAGGTGTTCACGGGTGTTACCAAGACGATCAAGGTGACCATCTCCAAGCCGTGCTTTGCATGCCTGAAGAAGTGTTCCGTGTGTAACGGCGCCGGCATGCTCAGTGAAGTGCAAAACATGGGCTTCATATCGCAGATGTTTCAGCGGCCGTGTCACCAGTGCCAGGGTGGTGGTCAGATACCGCAAGGCTGTGCACAGTGTCACCACCAGCGTCACGTGACCAACGCCGCGTCAATCAATCTGAACGTCGCACCGGGCATCGAAGATGGCGTGTCTCAGGTGATCGAGGGACTCGGCGAACAGGCGCGGTCGCCCAACGAGCGCCCGGGCAACCTGAACGTTATTTTCCGCATCAAAAAACACCCCAAGTTTGAGCGAAATGGGCACGACCTGCGATACAAGCTCACGATTTCGTTCGAAGAGTCAGTCAACGGGTACGAGTTTGTCGTACCGCACTTTTTGGGCCCCCTGACGGTGCGGACACACGACCTAGACAATGTGATTGATCCGCGCAAAGACTATAGACTCGAAGGCAAAGGGCTTACGAAAGAGGCGAATCTGTATATTAACTTCGATGTTCAATACCCGCGTGTCCCCCACTCTACAAGTCCGCGTACGACACAGTAGGCGCGATGCGGTAGCTCTCCATAAGCATGCGAGTGAACGTCTCGTTCGGAAACTCGCCGTTGTGATCGTGCACATAGCTCAGCAGTGCGCGGCCGGCATATCCTGCATAGTGGTGCAGCGTCTCGGGTGACATCACCGGGTTGATCGGAACCGCGCGCAGGCGCCGGATCCACTCCGACTCTGACGTCATAACAGTCGGCGCCACGTTGTCCATAGTGTACCAGGCAGGTCCCGTGAGCGGCGGCGGGGGCGGCGCAGGCAGCGTAAAGGGCGCGCGGCACATCGGGCACGGCGCCTTGACCGTACGGCGGCGCGTCGTACCGCCCGTCGACCCGCGGCGCGTCGCCCACTCAGTCAGGCACGCCGTGTGAAAATAGTGACCGCACTTAGTCTTCGTTCGCTCAGATGGCGCCATCTCGTTCATACAGATGGCGCAATCAGACGGAACGTCCGGGAGGAGACCCCCCTTTTTCGCATGCCGCCAGCACATCTCGAGGCTGCGGTACCGCGGGCACTTGCACGGCTCACCCTTGGCCGTCGTGCCGGTACACGGCGGCCAGGTAGCAGCCGTCGAGTCAGTCGCGCGCGCGCTCTTGTTGTAGTGGATCAGGCACATGCCATGGTCGGCGCACGCCTTGTTTTTGCACGGCGCCCCCTTGGCCGTCGTGCCGGTACACGGCCCGCGAACCACGCGCGGAGCACGAGGAACCCGGACGCGCGGCGCAAAGGCGCTCATCGGCAGACGGGCACCGGCGGTCACAAAGTCATACTGAAGGTCGCGCGGAATGGTCCCCCAGAGAGACCGGATCGCCGCCACAGTCGTCACCGCAAGTTCGCGCGCGTCAGGGAAGCGAGACATTATGACGTCTAGACGCGAGTGAGTGAAGGTACCGTGTGTAGCGCCTGATCGGTGCAGACAAAACCTACTTTTCAGAACGTTGGACACGACTGTGATCGGCACATGTTTGGAAAAAATATCCTAAGAAGCCTAAACGGAAACTTCCCGTTCCGCCAATACAAATATCTCATCCTACGTAAACTAGATATTTTGACTCTAGACGTCATACTCGCGACACGCGCGCGGATCATCGAAACACTGTTCGTCCTCGATACCCTGTTTGATATTCTGTTCCTGGGCGCGGTAGGCGTGCGAAAGCTCCTCGGCGAGCTCCCATGCGTGTCGACACTCGATCGTATCCTCAAAGTTGTGACAGAGGAGCATGGCTTGATCGACCGCCTGTTTAATCTGACGCTTCGTCACCCGGGTGGGTCTAGGCTTGGAGGTCGACGAGCACCGCTTGGTGGGCCGCGCTGCCATCATGACAACCTTCTGCGCCAGGGTCCGCATTTACGGACACAGAGGTTCTATCTTTTAAGACCGACGCCGACGAGCGAGAATCCACTGAACGAATATCCCGACCGGCATATACAGTACCGGCGATTCATCTCCTTAGTGGGCCATCGCCTCGAGCATGCGAGGGCCCTGGGTCCGAGTGACAACCGCAAAGACCGCTTGCATCGCAGTCATGACGCAACCCATCATCTCATCCTCATCCTCAATCTCCTGATCCCAAAAGTGCGGTACGTACCACGTGGTATTGATCGCCACCTCCGTGCCGATCAGGAGCGTGTTGAGAAACTCCTCCCAGAGTTCCTCGGATATCTGGTCCGGCTTGTGCGTCTGGTAGAATGCGTCGATGATGAGCTGCTCGATCGCCTCAAAGTCAATCTCGACGTGAGTCACATACGTCCGGTAGAGAAACGACGTGAGATCGGCGCCAATGTCACGCTGAATGTCGCGAAAAACGTCGTTCAGCAGTTCGGCCATGGTTCGTGAGTTTGTAGTGTCGTACCGCCCTAAGTGACCCGTGTAGACAGAACATCGAAAAGTACCTCCTTTTTTTGTCAGTCGATGGTAGGATGCGCGATTCGATCGCCAATGGGTATTTGCAATGTCGAGCGCCAACCATAATCATCAACACGGGGAACATTAACGTGAGTAACACGCTCACGCTCACGGGTACGATCGGCGTGACGTCGCTCAGAGTGACTGGAAACATTTACGCGTCAAACGCGCTGACAACCACAAATGTGTTCACCGTGACCGAAACTGTCACTGGTACGCCGGGCGTGACGTCGCTCAATGTCACGGGCAATCTATACGTCTCGAATGCTTTGACGACCACCAATGTTTATGCGACTCGAGTATACGGTGACGGTGGGTTCTTATCAAATGTCACGTCGACGCCGACGAATAATGTCCGAAAAATCACTGCAAACCATACTGTTCTGTTGACGGACTACTATATCGGCGTCAACGGGACGGGCGTGACCGTGACCCTGCCTCTCGGATCGACAGTTCCTTCAGGCAAAACCTATGTAGTCAAGGATGAGTCCGGGCAGGTGACGCCCAACTCAGCCTACCGATTCACAATCAAAGGGTCAGGCTCGGATCTCATCGACGCTTCGACGAGCTACACGGTCACGGTTAGTTTCATATCCCTGTCCTTTCTGTGGAACGGAACGAGCTGGTCGATTATCTAGACACACAGTAGGATGACGTTCATACCCGCCCAGACGGCGAACGTCTCGCAAGCAAATTCGACGTCGACGGCACTTGCGGCCGGCGCCACATTCACTGGAACACCCGAGGATGTCAGTCAGTATGCATCCATGAGTGTTTCGTACTACGTTCAGCCGTACACGGCAACCGGAAACCTGTTTGTCCAGTTTTCAAACACGGCGTCGCCATTCTACGCCGTCTCGAACGTCTACACGCCCATCTCGGTCGTCACCTCGAATGGGTTCACACTCGATTTCACCACGCAGGCGCAGTACTTTCGCGTGGGGTACACCAACGATTCGACGCCCCAGACCAGTCTCATGATCCAGACCATCTACCACCCGACGGCACGTATCGCCGTGAAAACCAATCGGACCGCCGAACTGTTCACGGACTATACGGACTGTATCGATACGCGTTCGCTCCTTTGGGGCAAGACGCTCGGTGGAGGCAAGTACGAACAGGTGGCGACCAACGGCGATAATTCGCTCGTCGTTTCTGTCGTGGAACCTCGCGGCGCGTTCGGCGCGATGGACGTCAGTCAGGATACGCCGACTGCGCAGGTGGATTTCATATACGGGATCAATACGAACCTGACGAGCAATACGACCGCATCGGGTGGTGTCGTCGGATGGAATGACGGGCTAGCGAACGTCACCACGGTCGCCACTGTGAGTAGCTCGGCATCCCTCTTGTCCCAGCGATACGTTCGGTACCGTCCGGGCGAAGGCGTCAAGGGTCGATGGACCGCCATGTTTACGACGGGCGTCACCGGAAACACGCAATTGGCTGGTCTCGCATCTGGAACGACCGATGGTCTGTTCTGGGGATATAACGGAACGTCGTTCGGTATCATGTACCGTAACCGGTCGGTCGATACGTGGATCCCACAAGCCTCGTGGAATATCGATCCGATGTTGGGTGGTATCGCGAGCGGTTCAGGCCAGATTCTTAACCCGACCAAGATCAACGTCTACCAAATCAAGTTCCAGTACCTCGGCGGCGGGAACATGTTCTTCTACGTGCTCAATGGAATCACGGGTCGGTTCGATCTCGTGCACGTGATTCGGAACGCAAACTCGGCGACACAGACCAACTTTAGGAACCCGTCCATGAGCATGCTCTGGACGACGTACAACAGCCCGAGTTCGACAGCCGTATGTAAAGTGTCCGGTGGGTCGTGCGCCTTGTTCGTCGAGGGCATACGTACATTCCTCGGTCCGCTCGTGTCAGAGGATGCCTATCTGACGGCGACGCCGAACCTGACTCTGACGTCCGTGCTCGCGGTCAGAAATGCAACGACATTTAATGGGATCCCGAACCGGGCGTTTCTCCATCTTCGATCCATCTCAGTTGCGATTAACGGCGGAAGTACAGCAACCATCGTCATTCTTCGAATCTTGAGAAATTACACGTCGGGTCCGACCGCATTCCTTGCGACGAACGGTACGACCGGAGATAACGGCGTCACAATCACGAACGGTCAGTCGTGTACATCGACGAGCGTTCCAGCTCCTACTAGCTACGTAACAGTGTCCGGCGGGAAACAGGTGTTCTCGATAGTCATATCGGCGACATCGCTCGCCGTTATCGACCTGACACCCTATGATATTTCAATCTTCCCAGGTGATACTGTATCGTTCGCGGCATATGGAACAGCAAGTACACCACTGGTCGGTGTGACGGCTGTGTGGAACGAAGACATCTAGTCTTTTCTGAGCGTACAGTAGATGGCGGACGACAGTCAGCGTGTCAAGTACGTCTACGTCGATTCGTCGAGTCGCGACACGGCTCTGTACCCGTCAGGGGATGCGTACACTTTGCATTTGACCGCCCCTTTGCACAGCGTCGTCCGGGTCGATCTGGTCAATGCCAAGGTGCCCAACACACTGTACAACATCACGGCCGGCACGAACATCTTCACGTTCAACTCGGTCCAGTACAGCATCGCACCAGGCTACTACTCGTCATACGGTCTGGCGTGTGCACTCACATCTACGACGGGTGGTTCGATCATTACGGTCAATTATCTTCCAGATGAAGGCCGATTCATCTTTTCAGCCTCGGCACCATTTACATTCAGCGCAAATACACTCGAGCTCCAGTTGGCGCTCGGTGTTGCCGCCGGTACGCTGAACAGTTTCACGGCAGCCTCCTCACCCATTTACGTGAACGACCCGACCTATACGGAACTCAATCTGTACAAATCGACGACGCTCGTGGTACTCAACGTCACCGAGTACATCTTCCTGGACATTGAAGAGCTCCGTACGACCAGCGTCCTCGACGCCAAGAAACTGATCAACGGTACGACTGACGGCTCAACCATCCGATCAACCTTTGGTATGATTCCGCTCGACGTGACCAGCGGCTCGATCAAAAACTTCAAGGAGGGCTCGGACTACAAACAGTACCTGGATTACGACACGCCGATCCCGAAGATTCAGCGTCTGACGGTCCGATGGCTGAACAGCAAGGGCGCCTCGGTCAACTTCCAGGGGTACGATCTCAACGCATTCACGCTCCGGTTCCACTGCGAATACAAAGAGCCGCCTCCACCTACGCCACCTCTTCAGGATGTTCAGATTCAACGGATCGTCGACGCTATGTCCATGGTTCCACCACCACCCAAGCCGCCGCCCGAGCGTCGCATTCTGGGTCGGTGGATCATCGCTGTGATTGTCATCGGGTTCGTCGCGGCATACATCGCATACATGCGTCTCTTGAAGCCGCTGCTCGAGCGTCTCGCCGCCGTGCCTGCACCCGAACCATTTAAACCGAAGGTGTCTCTCTACTAAGCAATGGAAGAATGGAAGCCGCAATGGGATGCGATTGTGAACGATCCGGCGTTCCGCCGACGGTTTTCAGAGTGTCAGGGTGATTACAATCTCACAACGTGTCGTCGGATCGTCCATCCGAAAGGGACGTTGTACTTGCCTCTGACGGAAGACGAAGGGCACTTCTTTGCATACGAATTTGTCGGCTCGAAGGTTATACGAGTTTTCGATCCGGCACATCCCAAACACCGATACGGCGGAAAGCTCGATCGTGCGCTCGTTTCAAAACTCAGCGGCCGACGTGTCGTCATGTGCCGAGATCACCCGCAGACGCACGAAGAGGATACGTTCTGTGCGACGTGGACACTGCTGTGGCTTAAACCGAATGCATCCTTGTACTAGTAATGGCTACGATGACACCCATCGCGACTCTTACAGATTTTATCGACTCGATCAAGGAGAAGCTCACTGATGGCGAATACATCGAAGGCATGAACATGTGCAAGAAGGTGTTCGACAAGAAGGAGCGTGAAAACCCCCTGAAACTGTACCGGATGACGTACCTTCGCCCGTACATGTTCATGGATGAGCACTGCGACGATGAGGAATGCGACGACATGAAGTACTGCCTGAGTTTCGAGCGTGCAACGTCTCTGGTTCAGCTTACGGATCGAGGAGCGGCTCGAATCCGTGAGACGAATCTATTTTTGGGCGACAAGGAGGAGATGTCCGCGTTCATAGACGCGGACGTCTTTCACTCCTTCCCGAACGAGTTTGACGAAAATATGGAGTGGTACGAGTTTCCTGTCATTACACTGGAGCTTGCTGTTTCTGATCCCGAGTCAAACTCGGACACTGCGGTCACCGTCCGCGACGTTTAGCGGGCCGCTTAGCGGGTCGACCCCAACCCTACGGGTTGATCACTTAGCGGGTCACGGCGAAGATGGGCTGGGCTGGGGCCTTGGTGCCCAGGGCACGGTTCATGATCAGGAAGACCACGATGGACAGCAGCGTCGTGAAGATGGCCGTCAGCAGGTAGTACACGCCGCCGTTCTTGGGCACGGACACCACCTGGGCAATCACGAAGCGGACCAGGTCCATCCACGCAATGGCGGCGCCGAAGGAGAAGCCAGCCACGACAAAGTTGCCGGTCTGGCTGGTGAACTGGGAGGAAACATCAGCAATCACGGCGCTCATTTTGATTTCTGTTCAGAAAAAAAATCATCGTCCGGGATGAAAGCCTCCTCCTGGACGATGACGGCATACCTGACCTTGGCTGGGAGCTCCTCGTCGCTGGTGTCATCGTCCTCAAACACGTGAATCTCGCGTGTGCTGTATCCTTTCAGACCAAGTCGGTTGCCTTGTCGGCTGCCGACTTGAGAATCCTTTCGATCGGGGACTCTGGTTCCCACGAATCCCATGTGTCTGCACACCTATTCATATTCACGAAGAGTTCTTCGGACCCCTCGTAACGCGTGAACGGTTCTTCTGACTCGTCCACCTCTTCGAGCTCATCTTCGTCACTGTCAGACTCGTCGTACACTTCTGGAAATAAAGAGCCCACCTGACGCCCCGTGACGTTGCGTACGGCGTACATGAGGCCGTAGGCAACATCCTTGCCAGTCACCGTCTCCCTGCCACACGCCTTGGCGTAGTGGCTGGCGAGCACCATCGCCGATTCCATGACTGGCGTGAGAATATCGAACGCAGCATCCTCCATCGTATTAGAAGGCGGGATTTGGAATGACAACCCTGAGCGCGGCATTGTAGTTGGCCACGCCACGACATAACGGACAGGTGATCGTCCAGGTTGGAAACGTGCCATGGTGTGGGTCATAATGTATACGGTGCGGCGGCTTCATGAGCTTGCGCGTACACCCGATGCACACTTCGTGACGACACGCCAGGCTCTGCTTGCTGCCGTCGACCGCAAGCATCTTCTGGTAGCACACCGGGCATTCTGGTACACCGGCGCCATCTGCACCCAGGGCCGACACCCTGAGGATGCATGTCTCGCACGTCTCCTTGTCTGGATCGTCGTTATGCCCGAGGAGGTCTGTTTTGCACGTCGTACAGAGACGCTTGCTCCCGAGAACAAAAAACATCTCCTGTCGAAGCTCGTCCGTCGGACACTGAAAGCCTCCGAGGCTACGTGGCCAGCTGGATACACCCGTATAGTACTTGACATCGTAACGGGTGCCGTTACGATGAGTGATTTTGAATCGAACCCCATGTGAATTTGTATAGTCCATACGCTACAATAGGCTTAACCCTTTAACGGCACAGGCATGCCTCCTTCTTGCGCCCAGTGGTCATGAGCACGGCGAGCACCATCAGCAGTGCGATGATTGCGAGTGTACGAGACATTTACTCTCGCACAAGAAATTACTCGTCGTCGACGTACTCATTCTCATCCCCAAACTCATCCTCTGGGTCTTCGTCTCCGTCGTCGTCGTCGTCTGAAGGCGAGTCACACTCGTCCTCTGAGGGCTCATAGTCATCGTCCGAGTCGTACACCTGTTTGATCCAGCCGTCGGCCGTGTTCGCCGGCTCAAAGCCCGCCTGTTCTTCGTCGTCGATGTACTCGACGACATAGTCATCGTCAATCTCGTACGGGTCAGATTCGTACCTGTAGATGGTCCGACCGTGATCCTTGTCTTCGGTCGCCGAAAGATACACGATCGTGTACGAGTTGTCACGCTCCTCAGTGACCCGGGCCAGAAGAGGCATTGGCTTCGGGCCGCCGATATCCGTGAGAACTCGAACGAGCATTTTCTGTTTCGTTCACAAGTTTTTTAGACGCACATAGACGCGAGCAAGCCGAGGTTTTCAGTCGATGGTGGTCGTGTTCGTGCGCATGCTGGACACCCCGCCAGAAACAATGGTGGTAACGTGTGCGTGTGTGCCACCGTCGCAACCGTCGGCGGTAGAATCGGGGCCGTTTGTGTCGTCATGACGCGTTGAACCGGCTTTTGCTTGACGTGCTGGTGGCAGTAGCCATTCTCCTTGGCGGCATGCCTACACTGCTTCCCCTTGGCGGTGACGCCGCGACACGTCGAGCTCTGAGTCTGATCAATCACTGCCACGTCGCGCAAGAGTTGACGCATCGAAATGTCGTACGTGCGCGAAATCTTTTCGAGCATCTGGGACATGCGTTCGTTGACACGCTTCTCCACCTCATCTTCGAGGATCTTGAGCACATGCTCCATGGTATACAAACGCGCCCTGTGTTTATGTTACTTAGAGCTGTGCCCAGAATAACAATCAAATGCCTGTCTGGCACGCAGTCAACCTGGAAAATGTAGAGCATGGTGGCGGCCGTAACGGCACGGTCAAGTACAGCGTCGATGGTGGAAAGCCGTTTCGGTTCCAGATTCCAAAGGGTCGCGTCATGTACAACGGCGTGTCCGAGTACGGCTCGATGACGATCGACGTCCCGGGTGTGTTTGGCGCGTGGTGGCGCGAGACGCTCGAGCCGACGCTCGTCGGCGGAATGGTGCCGTTCAATTCAAACCTCAAAGACTCGGGTCTCCGGGTCAAGGTGGACAAGTCGACTCAGCTGTTCAACGCGCAAAAGGAGATTCAGTTTCATGATGTCAAGGAGGGTCTTCTCGCCAATACGGTTGTGACGTGTATCATCGAGATCACCGGGACCTACTTTTTCAAAGAGTCTTTTGGCTTGACGTGCCGGGCCTACCAAGTTGTCGTCAACGAGGTGGAGGCCCCGTCACCCGAGATGATCGAGGATGGTGACGAGCCGGTCAAGGGTTTCGCATTTACGGGCGTCTAGTTTTACATGGAGCGGCCGCTCAGGATACGGCGCAGCAGGGTAGCCTGTGGGCTGATGCGACGACGAGTGCCACCCATGTGGCCGCGGCTGTACTTGGCGACCGGCTTGCCACCCTTGTACACGCGGTGGTGGTGCTTGATGGTGTACTTGCTGTCACCCTTGGTGATGTGGGACACCTTGGGCGTGTACGTGCGTGAACCACCGTCCGTGCGCGTGAACAGCTTACCGCTCTCCTTCGTCTTGAAGACGCGGCGACCGTGGGACAGGTAACGCGTCGGGAGGTACGAAGGCATCGTACTGTTGACTGAGAAAATTACTTCTTCGCCTCGAGCTTCGCCTCGATGCACTGATCGAGCAGGGAGCCCTTGGTGGCCGGGACGAAACCCTCGAGGCCGAGCTTCTTGTAACAATAGCCGAGCGCCTTGCCACGCTTGGAAACTTCCTTCTGCTGGGTAGTCTTCTTCGTGGCGGGCATTTTACTATACGCCACTATTTTTTAGTGATGCACATGAAAAGTTTGATGCCCTCTGGGCCATCCTTGATCGTGACAGAGTCCTTTGTGCCGAGCGTCGCTCGGCACTCTTTCGCCTTGGTCACGTACTTGTACATCTTTTTGCCATCCGGGCCTACATTAAAGAGAACCATGCCCGTGGCTTTGATAATTTCCTTGCGGACAAACTCCGTATCGCGTGCCCATGTGCTCTTCAGTCCCTGACGCCGCTTCGCCTTGTCGACAACCTCGCCGCTAGCCGGTGACACCATGAGCTTCTTGGCCGTGAGTCCACCTGACGTTTTAACGGCCGGGTCTTTTGCGTGGAGCGTCACCGCGCGGCTCGGCATTCTATACGTGTCACAGAAAAAACCCCTAAAGCTGACACGCCCTCTCAGAGTAATGTTCATGATCTGCACAACCTCTCAGGGGGCCATCGGCCCCCGGTGTCCCGTATGTGCCCAACTCGTGTACATGCTGTGCTGAGCGACGTATGGTGGCGCTCATGCGTGAGCAATCGAGACGTGAAGGCGTTCCGCGCGCCCGGTTTGTTCACTGGACTCAACGCAAGTTTGGGCCTCTGGTGATTCAACGGACGCGCCGGGATGGTCAACCGGGAACGTCACTTCCGTGCGTCGTGTGTCGCAAGACGCTCGATCGTATGCGCATGCCGTGGCGGGCCCATATCGATTCGCGATGGGTCGATCAGACGAATGCTCCACCGTCGAAACCCACGACCAAACAACGAAACAAATGGGAGAAAAGTAGGTTACGTCACGACGGATAGACGAGACGCGCGCCGGATTGATATCGTGAATCATGGAGTGCTCGATCTGTTTCGGTGAGTGTGAGAAGCCGTGTCAGTTGACGTGCACTCACGCTTTTTGCAAGCCGTGTCTCGTCAAATGGCTGGCGAGTCCGACGCAGCTCGAAGGTCCGAGCTGCCCCATGTGCCGTGGTCCGATTCTCTTCAAGGGTCTCCAGAAGATTCAAGGTGCTCTTGAAGAGAAGCGATGGGATGCAGCGTACGACGACACGTACGCCGAGTTGTTTGATGAGCTCGTCATGCACGAACAGGGAGTCGCTGCACGGTGGTTGGAAGCGGCTGCAGAGCATTCACCAAACCTGGCTCGTTTTTTTCGCCAAATGGGTCGAGATGTCATGTCTGATCACTGCGTCGACATGCTGCAGAGAATGGATCGGACGTTCCAGGCCATGCGGGCAAACGGTGAACACCCTGAGATTATCAAGGACATCGTTTTTGACGGCGACATCAACTATGAGAAGGAGGTGAAGCGAGCGCGCCGCCATGAGTGGAAATCGCGCGAACCGTACAAGATGCATAGCACGCAGCGCCGCACGCAAATGCGCCGGTTTGTTTAATGAGAAGGGAACGTTCTCGAGATATATTTAAGCGTCCGACACACGTCCGAGTCCCGCGCGACCAGCGACCACAGGTACCCCTTTGCACACCAGTTGTAGTACGCAACGTCTGAAAGCCAATAGAATGTGTGCCACGCAATGTACAGTCCGAGTGGACGTAGCAACGTCTTTATCTCCATGTAGGGTCTAAGATTGCTCCTTTTAAGTGTACTTGCGTTCGCGCGTGTTGAAAGGAAGACCGTTGAAGTTGGTCGTGGCTGCGAGGGTGTATGCACCCATGCGCGGCCAACGAATGACGTCCCCGACATTGATATTCACGGGCAGGGACGCTTTGCCGATAACGTCCGCTCCGTCGCACGTACACCCAAACACTGTGTATGACGTGTACGGCCCATCGGAACGAGTCACAGCCTCGGGTACGGCGTGGTCCATGACGACGCAGTTGAATGCGCCGTAAAGCGATTCGTCGATCGTCACGCACCCCGGTTTCGTACCGATGACCCACGTGTAGAGCTCGATCGCATGTTCGACCAAAAACCGTCCCGGTTCGGCAATCACCTGACACGCGTCAAACCCGTGCTCAGTGATCGCCTTGTTGATTTCGACCGAGGCTGGAAGGATTGTCTCGAGGTTTTCGGACGAAAACCCACCGCCGATGTCGAGGAGGGTCGGCGTGAAGCCGTATTTTTCAAGTAACGTAAAAGCACGACGCGCTTTGGCGATCGCAAGTGCATGTGCGTCCGCCGAGTTGGCAAACGATCCTACGTGGAAACTCACCCCTACAACCTTGAATCCGTGTGCTCGCGCCGTGTCGGCGAGCACATCCCATTCGGATTCATCGGCACCGAATTTATTACCCATGGGGCACCTGGCCTTTGGATCATCCGCCTTGATGCGAAGGACCAATTCCATGTTTGATGCGCCCGCACGAGTGATTTTCTGGATTTCGCAGACGCTATCGAACGTCGTTCGAAGAACCCCGCGACCGGCTACAGACACAATGTCTTCCGGTCGTTTACATGGATTGGCATAGATGATGTCTTTGGCCTGGGCTTGAACTTCATCCATGACGAGATTCACTTCGGCTGGGCTGGCGCAATCAAACGCCGCGCCACAGTCGAAGAGCGTCTGGACCACACGAGGGTCCGGACAACACTTTACGGCGTAAAATGGCCGTACAGTCGGAAACATGTGAGTCCATAACGCGAACGCTTGACGAACCTTTGTCAAGTTCACGTGATAGACCATCCAGAAGTGCTGGGACTTCTAGGTGAACTGAACATTTTATTCTTATCTGACGGACGATGAAGTGAGCAACTATGCGTGAATTACAAGCGCGTCTTGAACATTTTTGCGATCGTCCTGAGCTTCATGCTGGAAACCCCCGGCACCTGCTTGAGCAACTTGGCATCCTTGAGCACGTCGGCGCACACCTGGGACTTGGCCACCTGGAGGTTCACGATGCTCTCCTCGACACTCGGCAGATCGTCCGACACGTCCTTGTAAATCAGCTTCTTGACCACGACCGCGCGCTTCTGACCCGTACGATGGGACCGGCCGATCGCCTGGAGCTCCGTCGCCGGGTTCCACGCGGGTGCCGTGATGTACACCCGAGATGCCTCTTGCAGATTCAGACCCACGCCGCCGGCCCGAATCTGGATGAGAAAGACTGCGTTGGGTGCCGCGACGCGAAACGCGTCGATCCGACGCAGCCGCTCAGCCGAGTCCACGTTGCCGTCGAGCCGGTACACAGGGATGTCACGCTCAATCAGCATCTCCTGAATCCGGTCAGTCTCGCCGGTAAACTGGGTGAATACCAGCGTCTTCTCATCTGAATGTCCGAGAATCATCTCCATGAGCACCTCGTGCTTCTTGGACCGCCCCGTGTACGCCTCCGTGTCAGTCTCATTCTTGAGTGCCATTCCGTCGAGGTACAGCTGTGGCCACGTCATCACCTGGCGGATGCGCAGGAGGCACTCGAGAATCTCCATCGCATTCACGGGACGCCCGTGGTGCTCCTTGATGAACCCCTGGCCAGCCAGGAACGCCTCCGTGTAGAGATCGCGCTCCTCGGGGTACATGTCGAGCTCGAGGTTTTCGAACGACAGCGGGGTCGATCCGGCACTCACGTCAGCCTTGGTTCGGCGGAGCACGTACTTTGTACGGATCGTCTCGTACTCGCGCGTGACCGTGCCTTGAGTGATGCCAAGGAAGCCGCAAAGAGTGACAAAGTCACGCATGCTGTTGAAGATGGGCGTACCGGACACGACCCAGCGAATAGGCGCGTCAAAGCTGTACAGGCACTTGCACAGCTTAGACTTGGGGTTGCGGATCTCGTGCCCTTCATCCAGGATGATGCGGTCCCATTGCGTGTCCGCAAGATCGGCCACAACAGAGTAGGGTGAGATTGCAAGACCCTCAAAGTCAGCCGGAGGTACCTCGCGTTTCGGTCCATCGAATACATACACCTCGAGATTTGGCGCGAAAGTTGCCACCTCGG